ATTCCCGCTATCCTAGGCATGTCTAAATCCCAAGTGAAATCGGGACAGTTTCCAGCTAATCGCTGGCTTGAGTATCAGTATGGCTGGAAACCCCTCGTGGGTGACTGCCATGATCTCTATAAGCGACTGTCCAGGCACGTTGAGCGGCCACTCCTCATTCATGCAAAGGTCCTTAAGAAAACTACCCATTCAAAGAAGGGTACAATCTCTTGGTTCGATGTTAATGAGGAGAGTACTGGGGCTGTAGGAATTGGGGTTACCGCAGCAATGCGGAATTCCCTCCAGGCTGACTTACAGTCTTGGGGTTTAATAAACCCCCTTACTGTTGCCTGGGAGGTCACTCCCTTCTCCTTCGTTATCGATTGGGGTATCCCTATCGGTAACGTTCTCAACTCCATAACTGCCACGGCAGGGTTGGACTTCGTACATGGGTACGAGTCTGTGTCAACCAAAACCAATTGGAAGTTTAACTGGAACTTGATTCCGTGGCCTACGCTACGGATTCATTCCAGAGGCAACCTTTGGTTTCAACGGGAGACATTCACTCGCAGTGTACTCAGCGAGTTCCCTCTACCGGAACTATATGGGAAGGAGAATCCTTTCTCCACCACCCATATCCTGAATGCTGCTGCCCTCGGGCGTGCAGTTACAGGTGGTAGATGAAGAGGTTAATTTTAAGTACCATATTCTGTGGTGCGGTTTTCCTCTTCTTGATGGGTTTTGCAATTCTGCATTCCCTGAACCAAACGTGCTGCAACAATCGGCACCTGGAGACTATATGCCTCAGATGATTCCGGTTATCCTCACGGATAACTCGGCAACCGACCATACGTTCCAGCCTCGTGGGCCTGACACCAATGGCGTTCAGACCCTGGTTCGTTCGACCGGTGTCCCACTCGGGGACGAACGGCTCACGATTTCCCGTTCGCGCACTGCGCAGGGACGTGAGAAGGCAGTGATGAAGCTGACCATTCCGGTCGTTTCCACTGTTACAGAAGGCGGGGTTGAGAAGAGCACGGTACTTCGCACCGGTTATGCCGATGTGTCGTTCGCGTTCGACTCGACGTCGACGATCGCTGAACGGGCTAATGCCCGTAAGATGATTGCCGACTTCCTCAGTGGCAGCGAGGGCATTGCTCCTGCTGTCATCGATAACCTCGAGAACCTGTTCTAATGTTCAGATTCGGGGTGGGCTCACAGGTTGCTCTGGTGACGATTATTGCAATCGTCGCCTTTGTGGTCTGCTTGCTCGCCTTCTTCTTTACCGCACCCACTAGGGTGCAGTATGCCATGAATGGAGAACCACATGCGCAAAATCCGTTCGTCTACCGTGAATTTATTTCACGGACCGACACTACCCGAAGACCTGACCAACCAACTGCGCGAACGCCTCTTCAGCCTCCGAACGTCGGTGAAAGCCGACCATCTGAAGACAGAGGTTTTTAGTAAGTTCGTATCTAAGGATACGGACCCAGCAGTTGTCACTAGGACGCGTGCCATAAACAAATGGCTTGCGGCCGAACGTGATAACGAATCAACCGAAGATCGGCTTTTATCAACTCCATCGGGCTTTCAAATTTTGCCCGGAGTTAGCTTTTCTCGGTTCGTTAGAACATGTCAGGACATCGTTCTGGACATCATCGGCGAAATGCCACCGATTGTGGCCCTTATTGGGTCTTTCTCGGGCGGTGCGACGACGAGTCGGAACCGTCCTCACAGCCAACCGGCGAAGCAGTACGGC